ATACCAAAAGTATTGGGTTCCCATAAATGGAAACGACAAAGCCTACCTAATAAAGTTCTTATCTGTCCACGTTGCTGAGCTCTGTTAGATACAGATCTTGTCAAACTTTTTACAAAAGGTACTCTCTCGTGATAGATAGAAAATAATTCTTCTGCCTTATCTTTTGATACACCTAACTCTGCCTGTAGTTTTGCTTTACCCATACCATAGAACAATCCTAGGTTAATTGTTTTAGCTTGGTCTCTTGGTATATCTGCCATCTGTGCAACAATTGTATGGAAATCTGCATTGCCATCTTCGTAAGCATCTTTAACATTAAAGACGCTTGAATCTTGATCAAGGGATGCATAGTGTACTACTAGTCTAGGTTCTTGTTGACTGTAATCAAAGCATCCCCACTCGCAACCAGACTCGGGAATAAAGAGGGATCGGATCAATGGCCCTAAGTCTTTGTTGCGTGCAGGAATTTGTTGTAAATTTGGATTTGAGTATGAAAATCTACCTGTAACTGTACCACCAGTATCAGATCTAATTTGATTTATATCTGCATGAATCCTACCATTATGTTCATGTTTAATAATTGTATCTATAAATGTTGTATGTGCCTTGTTAATTTCTCTGGCTTTTGCTATACATTGTACTAAAGGATGTTCATGTGTAGAGAGAAAATTTTTAGTAAATGAAGGCGCTTGTGTCTTTGCCGTTCGTTCGTAGTTTAGTTTTAGTTTATCAAAAACTTTGGCAATCGATCGTGCTGCCCATATTTGAGGTTCTATCCCTGTTTCTGTTTTTACTTTTTGGAGTAATGTTTCTTCTTTTGATGCTAGCTGTTGCTTCAGTTTATGAGCTGCTTGAACGTCTACTCTTACGCCAAGAAATTTCATATCAACCAGACAAGGAAATAGATCTGTCTCAAGTTCAAAAATAGATCCCAGGTCCTGGTCCGTTAGTTCTTTTTGCATAACCTTCCATAAATTTAAAGTTAATTCTGCATCACGTTCAGCATAGTTACCTACATACATTGCAGGCAATTTCCACATATCAGCTTTAGGATCTAGTCCCCATTCTTTTGCTACTTGATTTAATTCTGTTTCATTTTTACCCTGGCCACAATAATCCCAACCCAATGATCCTAAATCAAATCTAAATCTATTTTCATTTACTAATGACGCTGCAATCATTGTGTCAACAATCTGTCCATTAATTTGTATTCCCATGGATCTAATCCAACACACATCATACATTGCATTGTGAAATACTTTGATGGCATCTGATTTGCAAACATCTGTAAACCATTGAATTACTTTACTTTTTTCTAGGTTACCACCACCTTCGTGATCAAAGGGAAAGTATCCTGAATAGCCATCAGTAGCTACGGCTATGCCTACAACTTTACCACGACCAACAATAGAACCAGATCCCATTGTTTTTAAATTTGGATCACATGTTTCTAAATCTATTGCTATAACATCTGCTTGTCTAAGATCTGGAAATTCTTCTGGCTTAGACCATTCTGTTTGTGCTTTAAAAACTAGTGGTTTCATTATTTATCCTCCTTTAGATTTTTAAGTTTGTAATCATAACTACCCTTTTCATGTTCATCGGTAATCCATTTAGCAGAATTTTCTACAGAATATATTTTNCTACTTACTAATCTATTAATTAAATTTTTAGANGGATCAACACCCATAGATGCATCAAACATTTTAAGTCTGTTGTTGGGTTGAATAGCAAAGTTACCNTCTTCTAATTCAAGAACATGACCACACTTATGTTGGTCTGGTTTTTCTGCATAGCCAAAATTTAATTCATTAAAATCTCCTGCACACCAATCTATAGTAAATAAATATTTACCTTTTCTTTTTACTTTTCTCCTAGATGTATATTGCATAGTGGCACCAGCTAGTTCATAAAAAGTTGTAACACTTACATTGTAACTAAAACTGTCCCACATTACTAATTCATCAAGGGGTAATTCTTTTACCCCAGGTTTTGTACAGAAAGCTGAGATAGGTGCTCGCCACCATAGACCACCATCTTCCATTAAGAAATGAAACATAGGCACTCTGTTTGGTATAGAGCTAAAACCAAATACTCCTACTTCAAAATATTTATCGTGTGAATCTTTTTGATCTCTTAAGTAATTTCCTCTTACGCAGCATTCTATTACTGGTATGTTTGCATTTAAGTACGCCATTATATCATAAACTCCTTTGATTTGTTATTTGATTTAATTAAATATAAATTTTTTGCTGATCTTGTAACTCCTACATACCATACTCGGTATTCTTCATCTTGTTTCTCTATAGATTTTTTAGCACCAGCCATAGTATTTGTTGTCTGGTTTAAAAACAAAACTACATTAGTTGCTTCACCTCCTTTTGCTCCATGAATAGTAGACACTTTTATTCTAGGTTCTTGATCTATTTGTTCTCCATTATTTAACATAGCATCCATGTAATCTATTTGAGTAGGAGAAACTTTAGTAAAAGCTTTTTGCCACGGAAGAGTGATATCTACTTCACTCATTCTTTCTAAAACTCTTTGAGACTGTATTTCTGGTATTTCTTTTTCTTCTCTCATTTGATTCCAATAACCTATGTCTTCGTACAAAGATTTACCTATACTATTTCCTTGTGAAGTTTGAAAAAATAAACCATGTCTTTTTAATATTGGCAACACTGGTTTTAATAATGAATTGGTTCTAGTTAATATTAACCAATCGCTTTTTTCCATATCTGTTATTAAATCTGTTAGTTTAAATCTTTCTATTATTTCACCGTGTTCTTCTTTAGGTAAATAATCTTTTTGTATTCTATTAACACCTACTCTAGATATAACATCTAAAGCTTTCGTTTGAATATCAATAGGCACCCTTCTAGANTTAGTTAAAGGTATTTCTTGACCAGGCCATTCAATAAAAGATTTTACATCAGCACCAGCCCAACCAAAAATTGCTTGGTCATCGTCNCCTGCAATCCATACATCTGGAGCACCTTTCTTATTCGTATTGTCTTTTATCAATTTTTTTAACATNGACCATTGAATTAAAGATAAGTCCTGTGCTTCATCTACAAAAATAACTTTTANCTTTGGGGATTCTCCTTCAATTAAAAATTTTTCTACCATGTCATTAAAATCTATAAGACCATATGTTTTTTTATAACTATCTATTTCTTTTGAAATAGCATTTAATTTATATCCATCAATCCATGATAAATGTTCATTAAGGTTAAACTGATCTAATGTGGTAATTTGTTTTACTTTAGCTAAATTAATTAAACCCAAGTATTCACTATCGGAAGAAAATATACCGTTCCATTGATTAGTTTCATGCTTTGCATATTTAATTTGAATACCACAAGTCTCACCAATTTTTTTATAGTGTTCTTCCTGCATTACATTTTCTTCTTTTAAACCTAATTGTTTAAATGCACACGAATGAAGTGTTTGAAAATAAGGTAGATCTTTTTTATTTAATCCTACATTGTCTGCCAGAAATCTATCTCTGGCTTCGTTAGCTGCTTTCCTAGTAAAAGCAAAGTAACCTATGTTTTTTAAAGACATATTATTATCTATATACCTTTGTACAGTGCTTAATAATTTTTTAGTTTTTCCAGTTCCTGGGGGACCAATAACTTTGTAGTTTGCCATTAATAGTTACTCTCTTTTCTCTCCACTGGTTGATATTCTATCTGATCCATGTGAAGTTGTGGAAGTCGACAGACTTTTAAAGTTTTACCATCTACATTTAGTGAGTGATTAAACTCTACTTTACAATCTTTTTCTAATTGTCTTGCTATTCTTTCTTCTGGAATTTTCCAACCACTACCTAGATGCTGGATGAAAGATGTAAATTTAAAGTAGTGATCTCCTTCGTTAGTATAACAAGCACCATTTTTTATCTGTCCCCTTTGTTTAGCTTGAGGACCATTGATACAGTATTGATATAGTTCATCCTTTAATCTATCCGTAATTTGAGTTCCTTTTGGTGGGTAAATAGTTTCACAACCATTTCTCCATTCATTTAATTTTGCTCTGTAATCTTTTGGTTTTAATGGTTCAAAGTAAACTCCTGTCTGTTCCCAAATTAAATTTAAAACTTCTTTCTGTGTTGTCATTAATTTTGTATTAGCCACAATAACTTCTACCTTGTCATCACTAGGCATAACAACTTGAAATCTATATTCTGGTTCTACATATTTTATTATTTGAAAATCTGTTATATCTGGAAAGACTGATATACCATCTGATGAAACACCGAAAGGTCTAGAGTAACAAAGGCCTCGCATACATTTATCTTTAATAGGTTCTTCATAACAAGTATGTCCAGCTGTATCTTTTCTCCATGCAGCTATTTTAGAATCTAATTTTGTTTTATCCCATGGATCTTCTAGGTAGCTATAATTTGCTTTTGACACTTGATCTGGCCATTTGTCTTTGTATTTTTTTTTAGCAAAGACCATATAATTATACATAAATCTATCTCTACCATCATCTAGTTTTGTTTTAGAACATAGAGCTAGACATGGTGGACCATCATCAAATTCTGGATCAGCACCTTTTAAAATATTTGCATGTGTTTCTTCTACTAATTTTTCTAAATCTTGTTTACTAATTCTAGATTCTTCTGCTACTTTTATAAAAGAAACAATATCTAATTTAGAATTATTTTTATCTACTGCGTATCTAGTTGATTCACCATTGTTGTAGTAAGGTAGGTTAATAAAGTTTCCTGGTTTTGTGTCTCCTTTTTCATCTTCTTTTAATTCTTTCTGTTTAGGAAAAATTTCTGTGGTAGGTTTTAAACCTAGCGGTAGCAGAAACGCTTTTAATCCATCTATTAGATCAATAGCTTTGATAGGTTCTTTTAAAAAAATATAACAATGTAATCCCCCACTTTTAGATAGTATTGGAATAAGTGGTAATTTGTATTGTTCAAATAAAGATAAATACTTTTCAATTTTAAATTGACCATAGTTTGGTGGATCAATATCAATACAACCAAACTGTGCAGTCTTATTTAAAGTACAGGGTTGTACTCCTATAGATATTTTACCATGTAAGTGGTCTTTGTAATCATTGATAGATAAGGGTCTACCTGCCCATTCGTAATTTGGTTTTATTTTATTTTTATCTGTATCTAAAGAAGTTCTAGACATATCGGCTATGCCAAAGTCACCCCTATAACCAGTAAATAGCTTTACAAATTCGTCAACCATAATGATCCCAGGTCGGGGCAGCTCTAGTCTCCCTTTACTGCCCCTATCCTCGTTAGAGGAATC